TGGTAACAATGTCACTGGCACGCCCTCGGCGGCCAATCCGGGTTCTGGTCAGATACTCAAGGCAACCACCACCAACACGGCCCAGACTCCCACCATCACTCCAGACATGACCAGTGCGACCATCATCGTGGCCACCAATGCCATCACTGGGACATTCGTGCCAGGCATGAGCATCACTGGCATACCTTTCGACAATCCACAGACCAGCACACCGCCCCAGCCGCCAAACACAGTGAACAGCGGCAACACCAGCAGTGGCTCCGCCACACCCATGCCAGGCAGCGGCAATCCAGTGGTCACCGTGGGTGACCAGAGTGCACTGGCCGTGGGTCAGAGCCTCGGACAGTCGCGTGCGGGAGTGTATGCCGACGGCAATGTAGCCACCACTGCCAATCAGCTGCTGCAGAACATACAGACCAACCCTGCCACGCAGAATGCTGCGCATGCAGTGGTCAGCATGACCGGCATCACGGGCGACAGCGGTGCTGGCGTGGCAGGACAGCTCACAGCCGACTTGCAGAACATACGCAGCAATCTCAATGCCAGCGGTTACACATGGCTGTTGCCCAGCGATGATGCTGCGCGTGCTGCTGTGTATGGCGTGGCCACGGCCAATGGCGATGCGGTCATACCACATGACTTTGGACAGACGCCCGGACAGCCCCCAAACACCTCTGCCATAGCCAACAATATCAATCAGAACATAGGCGCGACTCCCGCTCCGGTCATCGTGCCCAACACCACCAGCACTGCTGGCACGCAGGCGCCACCTGTGCCAGCCGTGACCGTGGCCACCGTGGGCAATGATGGCAACCTTACCATGATAAACGTCACGTTCAGCACCGGTAACACGGCCAATGCCAGCAATGTGAATGTGATCACTGGCACGTTGCAGAATGAGACCACGAACAACAACGTCACGGTGACCAACAACAATGTCAGCGACAGTGGTATGGTCATGATCAATGCCTACAAGGACATGCACCTAACCACGGGCAGGGACATGTATCAGCACAGTGACGGATTGACATCGCGCAGTGCCACCAAGAACTTGTTTGATACCGCAGGCGGCAGCTGGGATCAATCTGCCGGTGGCTATCTCACGGTGGAGAGCAATGGTCTGCTGAGCCTAGGATCCAGCAACAATATAGCCATGGGTGCTGTGCGCATCGATCTCAATGGTCCCACACCGTCTGCAGCCAAATCTGCTCCCCCGGCCCTCACTCCCATAGACACGCAGCTCAAGGACAATCAGGTGCTTGGTCCAGCACAGTTCCGTTTCACGCTGCTCAACACCATCGTGAGTGTGTTGCCCACACATGAACCCTATGACGGGCACGCGGCCACCACCCAAGGTCTCAACGGACATGTGGAGAGTGGACCTGCCATAGATGGCAGCAATGGTGAACCACTCAAGGATGGAGCCGTGACCAGCGGACAGGCCAAACCCTTGGACATACAGGGCAGTCCTGCAGCAGGTGGACAGCCAGGCAAGTACAGCGGTCAGACCTATGACAGCAAGGGCCAGCCGCAGTATAAGTTTGACAGCGCGACCACAGCACTGTCTCCCATAGGTAGCTTCCACATCAGCCAGGCTGGTGCTGAGTTCATAGGACAGAAAGAAGGCAAGAAATCCACGGTGTACCCCGATGCCGTGAAATTGCCCACCATTGGCATAGGTCATCTGTTGTTGCCAGATGAGAATGCCGGCAACTATGTGACCATCAACGGCGTCAAGAGACCTCTGACCAGCCCGCTCAGCACGCAGGAGATCTATGACCTGTTCAAGCAGGATATCGTGAAATACGAGAACATCGTCAAGAAAGAAGTCACGGTCAATGTCACCCAGACACAGTTTGACATGCTGTGCAGCCTCTGCTACAACTGCGGCAATGTCAAACGCGTGGCAGCCGTGCTCAACACTGGCAACTACAACTGCAGCGAACCATGGATGAGCTACAGCTATGCGCGCGGTGGCGTGTTCCTGCAGTCATTGAACAACAGAAGGCGCGAGGAGTACACCAATTTCAGCACTGGTAATCCAATACAGTCGCCCAGCAGTTAATGCCCAAAGTCCACTGATTTTACCGCCATAAATACAGCTACCGCCGACACGCGCAAGGTAAAAGCATGGCCGTAGTTGCTCAGACGCAGAAAAAGATATTCGTTGGTTTCAGCACCATAGAGACCAACAGCAAGAATCAGCAGTTTGCTGACATAGCATTGATCAAGCGCGATTTGCTGAATCAGCTCAACACGCTGCCAGACGAGCGAGTCATGATGCCTGGTTGGGGTTGCGGTGTTTGGAATCTGCTGTTTGAGCAATTTGATGAGGCCACTGTTGACAGTGTCAGGTCAGAAGTAACCAAGACCATTAACAGCGATCCTCGCGTGACGCTGCAGAGCATCGATGTGCAACAATACAACCAAGGATTGGTGGTTCAAGTCACCTTGGTATATCAACCCTATGGCGTCATAGACACGTTCAGCGTCCAATTTGACCAACGTGCTGTGGCCATGTCATGATGAGAGAGTAATATGGCAGTCAGTCAGCAACAACGTCAGAAGCAGCTGTTCGCAGCTGAGGACTGGCAGGTAATATACCAAGCCTTCACCCAAGTAAACTTCAATGCCTATGACTTCCCCACCATACGCAATGCCATGGTGGAATACATTCGCCTCAACTATCCAGAGGATTTCAATGACTGGACCGAATCAAGCGAATTCGTGGCCATAATCGATCTGCTGGCCTATCTGGGACAGAGCTTGGCCATGCGCATGGATCTCAACACGCGCGAGAACTTCCTCGACACTGCGCAGCGTCGCGAGAGCATCTTCCGGTTGGCTCGCATGCTGAACTATCAACCGCAGCGCAGCATACCGGCCACAGGACTGCTGAAGATCAGCCAGATTCTGACCAACGAGCCTGTCTACGATGCAAATGGACTCAATCTGCAGAACGTACCCATAAACTGGAACGACCAGAACAATCCAGACTGGCAGGAGCAGTTCACTCTGGTCTTGAACGCATCACTAGACAGCACCAACTATTTCGGCAATCCAGTCAAGAGTGGCACGGTCAACGGCATACCCACTGCGCTGTATGCGCTGAACAACACAGCCATTCCCACCAGCGTGATACCGTTCAGCGCCACGGTTGCTGGCGTGAACACCAGCTTCGAGTTGGCTAACCCTGATTTCGTCACAGAGAATACAGGTAATGCCACGGTGCTGGGCAGCACTGGCAATTTCTACGAACGCGATCCCAATCCAATCAACAGCTGGTACATCATCTATCAGAATGATGGCAATGGATACAACAGCCCCAACACTGGTTTCTTCCTCTACTTCAAACAGGGAACCATGGGTTATGCTGACTATCTGCTGGATCTGGCAGTGACCAATAGGGTCATCGATGTCAATGCTGACGGTGTGAACCAGATCGACGTGTGGGTGCAGAACATCAACACCAGTGGCTTGGTCACCAACACTTGGACGCAGGTGCCAAACGTCAATGGATTCAACGTGATCTACAACAGTGTTGACAAGGGCATCCGAGATATCTACAGCGTGATAACCAGGGACAACAACGGTGCGGATGCCATCAGCCTGCGTTTCGCAGACGGCAACTTTGGCAACGTGCCCAGCGGATTGCTCAGGGTTTGGTATAGGATCAGCAATGGCCTGACCTATCAGATTCGGCCAAACGATATGACCAATCTCAAATTCAACTTCCTCTACAATGACAATCTCAACAACATATGGAGCTTGGCGTTCAACAGCAATCTGCAATACACAGTGGCCAATGCACAGGCCAGCCAGACCAATCAGCAGATCACTCTGAACGCGGAACAGGTGTACTATACCCAGGATCGCATGGTCAATGGCGAGGACTACAATCTGTTCCCATTGCAGAGCAGCCAAGCGCTGAAGGTCAAGGCCATCAATCGCACCTATAGTGGCCAGAGCCGTTATCTCGATATCAACGATCCCACTGGTGCATATCAGAATCTCAACGTGTTCGCCAACGATGGCATACTCTACGAGAGCTCACAGCTCAATGCACAGACCATAACCATCAACGTCGGGACTCCCAATCAGGTTTATGTTGTCGATAACATACAACCAATGACCGAAGGCGGTACCGGAACGTTTGATGCCATAGCGTTGGAACTGCAGAATTTCTATTACGCCAACTTCCCGCGTTTCACTCCGACGAACGGTTTCACTGCCAACGTGGCAACCACATCAACTGGCAGCAGCACTGTGTATTTCACTCAAGGCGGCACAGTGCAGCGCATTGGACCTACGGCCACAGCAGGTACTGGTCAGGTATACATGGCTGCAGGCAGCCTATTGAATGTCACAGACATCAACAGCAACAGCACATCGTGGACCAGCATAGTCAGCGTGGTGGGTGATGGCACCGGCGTCAATAATACCGGCGTGCTTGCCAGTGGGCTTGGGGCAACCACGATAGCGACTCCGTTCCTAGGCAATGCCACGGTGCAGAGCATCTGCGCTGCATTCAACACCACATTCACCACAGATGAGATCACGGCCATAACCAATGCCATGGATCAGAGTCAGACCTTTGGCATAGGATATGATCAGCTGAGCAGCAGTTGGTATGTGATCACCAACAGCAATCTCAGTCTCAGTCCAGTGTTTGATCTAACCCATGCACAGGACCAAACTGGCACCTATCAGGATGCCAGCTGGTTGATCAAGGTCATCTACAACATCAACACCTGGGTCGCCCAAGCACGCAGCCAGCGTTATACCTTTGAGAGCGTGCTGGAGACGCGATTCTATTGGAGCAACAGCAGCAAGGTCATAGATCAAGTCACTGGCAAACCCGTGAATGATTACGTCAGCGTGCTAGGAGTGAACAGCGCTCCATTGCCTCCTAGCCCAGCGGCTCCGCTGGGCCAAGATTACCTATGGCAGATATATGGACAGGAGATCGATCCAGACGGATATGCCAATCCAGCCAGCGTGTTGGTCACGTTCTGGAGCAGCCAGCAGGAAGGATTGCCAGACAATCCAGATGAATTCATCACCATAGTCAATCCAAATGTCACACCTCCGGTCAAGTATGTGTTCTGGGTGCGTGTGCTGGATTCAGAAGGCTATCAATATTGGCAGCCGGTGGCCATATCAGACTCGAGGATCTATGCCACGCGCAGCAGCGTGCCATCAGCCAGCACTGGCAATTGGGTGGAAGGCGAGCTTGCCTATGTGATCAACGGCAGCGTGTTCCTGCAGTACATCAAAGGAGCACTGATCGATGTCACACCTGAGTACAAGGTGGAGATAGGACGCAACGACATCAGCTATCTGTGGCGCCATTATGCCACCTATGAACAGCGCATCAATCCTGCGGTGCAGAACATCATAGACATGTATGTGTTGACCAGCACATACAATTCAGATCTGCGCAACTGGATCGCGACCCAAGGCAGTGCCAGCACCAAACCGCAACCACCAACCAGCGAGGAGTTGCTCAACATATTCGCCTATTTCGAACAGTATAAGATGATGACTGATCAGCTGATATGGCATCCAGTGACCTACAGACTGCTGTTTGGTTCACAGGCTGAGATCGAGTATCAGGTGGTGTTCAAGGTGGTGAAGGTTCCTGGCACACCCTACAGCGACAATGAAGTCAAGAGCTTGGTCAAAGCACAGATAGACAATTACTTTGCTTTGGGCAACTGGGACTTTGGCCAGAATTTCTTTTTCACAGAGCTGTCCACTTACATACAGATGAATCTCGCCACCATAGTGGCCAGCATAGTGATGGTACCAACCAATGGATCTGCTAAATTTGGCGATCTGTTTGAGATAGTGGCCCAGGCTGATGAGATATTCATAAGCTGCGCCACGGTCAACAACATCGTGATCATCAGCGGATTGACAGAATCACAACTGGGAATAACCAATGGTTGAACATCGTCGCCCCATCAAACTGTTACCCGGTGTCAATCAAACTGACACGCTGACCAAGTTCTTCGCTGCAACGGTTGATCACCTCTTCCAACCAGAGAGCGTGGAATTCATCAGCGCCTACATTGGCACCAAGCCTGCATACTATGATCCTCAGACTGATTTCTACGTGGGAGAACCAACCAAGAGCAGGCAGGATTATCAGCTGCCAGCCACGGCAGTGAGCACCAATCCCAACAGCGGCAAGATCACCAACATCATGTTCTATCATGATTTCGTGAATCTACTGCAGTTCCATGGCGCCAATGTGCAGAATGAGAGCAGGCTGTTCGAGCAAGAGTATTACTGCTGGACTCCGCCCATCGATCTGGACAAGATACTGAACTACACGCAATACTACTGGTTACCCAGCGGTCCAGCACCTATCTTGCTGCTGTCTCAGACTGATCTCAATCGCGATGCAGTGGGCCATCCCCAGTATACCTATCAAGGCGTGTGGCAGCTGACCAGCACCGGTGCCATACAACAGGGCGAATTGGCATTAAGCACAGGATTGGTCATCATACCAACGCAGGACGCGGATACAGCACTGAATGGCCTCAGTTGGATAGTCAACGACGTTGGTCGTGACATACAGCTGATATCGCTGCCAGTTTTCACGCAGCCCAGCTGGGATGAGCGTGGTTGGGATACCTATGCCTGGGATGGCGACAGCACTGTAGATATCAAAGACTACACCACTATCGCACGCGCTAAGACACCCACTAACCAGTGGAGCAGCAACAATCGTTGGTATCACGAGCAGATCCTATCTATCAGCGGCACGTCTGCGCTGGATCTATATCAGGCCCGCGCCGCTCGTCCGATAGTTGAATTCCAGAGTGACCTCAGGCTGTACAACGCAGGCTGGCGTGGTCGTCCGCCTGTGACATTGGTCAGCACCGATGATCCCTACTTCTTGCGCACGGTGGTGGGATCGACTCCCGGCTCTGCCAATGCGATAGTGGACGGATTCACGCTGAACGATGGGGACACAGTGCTGGTGACCGGTGACCTCGATCCGCTGGTCAACAATCAGGTGTACCTCGTGGGTGGTATCGCAGACTATGGCGTGATCACGCTGACAGAAGTTGGCGGCCCGCCAGTGCTAGGTGATACCCTGCAGAGCCTCTATGGACAGCAGTGGGAAGGCGTGCAATGGTGGTATAATGGTTCAGCCTGGGTGGTTGGTCAACAGCGCAAAGCCATATATGGATCAGAGCCGGTGGTCTATGATGCACCACTTTTCATGCTCTATGACTCGGATGGCAATGCTCTGAATGATCCCAGCATCTATCCAAGCAGCACGTTCGCGGGCAACAGGATATTTGGCTATCAGCGCGACAGCCTTGTGGAAACGGCTCTGGATGTGGGCTATGACACTGTGCTGGGATTTGGTCCAGTCACGGATCAGTTCGGCAGCTATGTGTTTAACAACTATCTGGTGACCGATAGCTATACCTATCTGTACAACACCACGGTGACCACCATACCTGGTTTCGCATTCTATCGCAACGACAGCGACCTTGGTAGCGAGTTCAATGACTCGTGGTACAAGAGTCCAGAACCCAGCAGGCAATACATCTACAACGATTTCACGGTCGCGGTCAGCACAGCGTCATTCACCATCGACCAACAACCTGATCCAAATCCGGGATTCCTGCCCAGCATCTATGTGACGCAGATACGAGATCAGCAAGCGACCCTGCTGACGCTGGGTGTGGATTACACGGTCAGCTTCAACGTCGTGACCTTGGTCACTGCGGCGCAAGTGGGCGACAGGATAGTCATACGCAGCTGGAGCCGCGGAGTTCCAGTGGCCAATCTGGGTTACTATGAACTGCCTCTGAACCTCACTGCCAATCCCAACAATGAGCAGGTCACTAGCATCAGCCAGAGCCAATATCTGCAGCAATTCGAAACCATAATAGGCAATCAGCCAGGGTTCCAAGGGCAGGTATTGGGCAGCAACAACTGGCGCGATACCGCGCAGATCAGAGGCCTAGGTTTCAGCATATTACAACACCGCGCACCCATGATCAAACCCATGATCCTCAGCAGCGGCAATGTCACCGTGGGCATCAATTCAGTGCAGAGCAACACTGATCCCATCACTGCCATCCAATTCGCCGGTCGTGAGTATGTGAGATTCTACAACAGGTTGCTGAATTCTCTGCAGACTCTGTGGCGCAATGGTTTCGGCGCCAACCAGAGTCCTCAGGATTGGCTCAACGTGGCCTATATGCAGATCAATCTGGGCAAGACTCTCAGCAGCCCATTCGCCAACAGCGGTCCAGATGGTGCTCAGGGACGATACACCTATGCGCAGAGCACAGCACCAACATATGTGCCTCCCACTGCCACCAGGCTGGGCATGGCACCTGCCTACCAACCAATGGCCTACATATTGGATGCCAGGCTATGGATACAGGCACATGATGGTGCACAGATGATAATGGCTGGCACCGATGACGTGGATCTGGGTACCATCGCTGACGGCCTCACCGAGACCACCAGCCCACTGCTGCTCACCAATCCTGTGGCAGCTGCATGGCTGCAGTTCGAGCTGGACATGTTCACCAACATGCCCACGCAGTACCAGGATGCACAGGCCACGCTGGCATTGGATATACGCAAGTATGAACCAGGCAAATGGCGCCAAGGCAGCTACACAGCAGATGAATTCCTTGGCATACAATATCCCATGTTCAATCGTTGGGCCATCAGCGCTCAGGTGGATTGGCGCGCCAACACCACCTATGATCCCAATGATCCGTTCACTTGGAACTATCACAATCAGACCGACCAACAGGGACAGCCAGTGCCTGGCTACTATAAGGGCATCTATCGTTGGTTCTACGACACGGATAGACCGCACACGCATCCCTGGGAGATGCTGGGATTCGGCCAGCAACCGCCATGGTGGACCAGTGAATATGGTCCTGCACCCTATACCAACGGTAACACCTTCATGTGGGAGGACCTATCACTGGGTCTCATACGTCAGGGGCCACGAGCAGGCATAGATCCAACGTGGGCTCGTCCAGGACTGCTCAGCAGTATACCAGTGGATGCCCAGGGCAATCTCCTACCGCCGCTGTTGGCGGGCACAGTCACCAGCTTGCCAGATGCTACCAACGCAGCAGCAGCATGGCAGTTTGGCGACGGAGCACCAGTCGAGTCCGTTTGGATCTACAGCAACGATTACAACTTCGATATCGCTGCATATAGCTATCTGATGAAACCCGCGCAGTTCGTGGAGTACAACTGGGACACTCTGCGGCAGATCGATGCCTTCCCCGATCAGGTCAATGATCAATGGATCTATACCGATACCTATGATCGTCGGCCCAATAAGGAGCTGTATGTGCATCGCGAGAATCCCAGCAGCATCGTCAGCAATGTGGTAGTGCCCAACGAGACCACGCTGACATACTATGGCAGTGGTGGCTTGCAGCATTGGATCAGCGAATATCTGATCGGGCAGAATCTCAATGTCACGCAGTATCTAGGCAACATCGTGCGCGGCACCAATGTGCAATTGGCGCACCAGTGCGGTGGATTCGTGGCCAGCAATCTATACCTCACTGCAGACAGTTTTGGTCAGATAGGCTATACCAGTCAGATCATACCAAGCGAGAATGTCAGCGTGTATCTCTACCGCAGTGCCAGCATCAAGACCAGCTTCTACACTGGTGTGGTGGTCACGCAGCTGCGCACGGGTTATCAGGTCATAGGTTATGATGGTGTCAATCAGTATTTCAACACCATCCCCAGCAATATCTATGGTGCCAAGACCACGGTAATCATAGGCAACGAGCGAGTGGTCTGGTACAAGCAGGGCATAGATTGGGCCCAGCAGGTACCCTATGGCACCGTGTTCGCCACCAAGCAGGAGGTGTTTGATTTCCTAGTTGGCTTGCAGCGTTATCAGGAGCTGCAAGGCTGGGTGTTTGACACCTTCAATCCAGATGGCAACTACACCTATGACTGGATACAGAGCGGCAAGGAATTCCTGTTCTGGAGCCAAGGCAACTGGGCCAACGGTAATTTCATCGCACTGAGCCCGTTGGCAAACTCCGCGAAGTTCGTGCAGCAGTTTGGCATGGTGCAATTCGTCAGCGGTTTGGTCAGCGGCACCTATCCTGTGCTGGACAAGACAGGCAACGTGATCGATGGACAGAATCTCGAGGTGCTGAGATTCGATGATACCATTAACATCAATCCGCTGAACACTCAATCTCTCTATGGCCTGAGGCTGTTCGCGACCACGCTGGAAAGCGTCATCCTCATAGACAACATCACCAGCTTCAATGATGTGGTATATGATCCACTGTATAATCTGCAACAGCCGCGTCTAAAGCTATATGCATACAGAACCAATGACTGGGACGGTCGCGTGGATGCTCCTGGCTATTTCCTCTACCAGGATGGTACCAACAATCAATGGGATCTGGTGCCTAATTTCGAGAAGACAGCCAACGATTTTAGGAAATACTACAACATAGATCAACCCAAGAACTTCACCACCGTGGATCCAGTGACAGGCAATCTCATGCTCAGTGGCACCACGCTGGCCACCACTGACGTCGCTGACATCAGCAAGCTCGCCAAGCATCAGATAGGCTATCAGAATCGACCCTATCTCAGCAATCTCCTCTTGGAGGAAAGCACCGAATTCCAGTTCTATCAGGGATTCATAAGGCAGAAGGGCACTAAATCTGCCATCGACAAGCTGCTGCGCAACAATGCCATCGTGCCAGTGGACAGCACCTTTGAATACTTCGAGGAATTCGCGTTCAGGGACAGCCGCTATGGAGCCAGCAGTCTAAACACTGGATTGGATTTCATCGTACCTCAGAACCAATACATCAACAATCCTCAGCAGATCACCGTGTTCGGCACCCAGAGCAGCGACAGGGAACTGGACGGCGTGATCACGCTAATACCGCACGATCCCCTGATAGTGGTACCGCCTCCCAGCTATGACAATCGCACCAATGCGCTGTTCCCACTGCGTGATACCGCACTGCCAGATTTCAACACTGATCTGCCAAACGCAGGCTATGTGTTAGTTGGAGAGACCACATACACAGTGACCAACAGTGCGGTGCTCAGCACGCTCTGGGAATCACAGCAGTCAGCGAATGTCAGTTTGCAGGATGGCGACACCATCTGGGAATTGATCAGCGACAACAACAGCTGGATGGTCTATCAGTTCAGCCAGGCAAATGTGAACATAGCGAATACGTCTCCCAGCATAGCCACTGGCTTGCCCACCACCATCAACACCACGGGCAACGTTGGAGTGCAGCCCGGAGATCTGGTGGTGTTGTCTGGCATCAGCAACATCACTATCAATGGTACCTGGACAGTGAGTGCCATCGCAGGCGACGGCAACAGCTTCACCATCAGCACTTCGACCTTCGACATTGGTACCGGTGGCACCTATTATGTTTACAAACCAATACGTTTCGCCAACGTGGCAGGCCGCGATGCCAATCCGCCGTTTAATGGCTGGGCAGACGGTGACCGAGCCTATGTGGATCAGAGCGCAGCTGATCCCGCTCGATGGACGGTGTATCTGCGGGCCAATGGGAACTGGATAGCTGATCGCATCGCCAATCTCAAGGTCAATCCACAGGGCATGCAGAATGCCAAGCTTTACAGCGCTCTCAAGGGCACGGTATATGGCAACCTGGAATACTATGATCCTGCCAAGGGTGTGATACCTGGCCAGGCATCGCGTTACATCAACTATCGCAGCATCTATGACCCTGCGGCCTACAACAGCGGCGACAGCACGGTCTATCCTATCGTGAACAGCAGGTCATGGGGTCCGGAGCATGTGGGTGTGACATGGTGGGATCTCAGCAGCATCAGATATCTGGATTATGAGATCGGCAACACTGCCTATAGGTGGCAGAACTGGGGTTCCATAGCACCGGGTACCACGGTGGATGTTTACGAATGGGTGGCCAGTCCAGTGACTCCGGCCAATTGGGCGACCTATGTTGCAGCCGGCAATGATTTCTCACAGTTTGGTCTGAGCTACGCTCCATCCGGCACAGTGCTGAATGCCAGCAATCCTGCCTGGAGCCAGTTCTCTGAATACACCAGCAGCAGCGCCACCAGCCAGACTTTCTACTATTTCTGGGTCAAGAATGCCTACACGCTGCCATTGCCGCAGGATCGTGCACTGACCACGGTGCAGATAGCCAACATCATCGCCTATCCTAACAGCTATGGCGTGGTTTGGTATGCAGCCATAGATGATAGAAACATCGTGGTGGCCAACATAGGACAGTTCCTCAGCGGGTATGACACTGTGCTCAGCCTGTCATACACCGACATACCAAACCAACAGAATACCTACACGGAATGGGAATTGGTGCGGCAGGGAGATCCAGAGAGCCTGCCAAGCGATTACTATTGGGCCAAGCTCAAGGCAAGCTTGATCGGCAAGGATGGCCTTGACAACATAGTGCCAGATGCCTTCCTCAGCGAGCTCACTCGCTACGGCGTGCTCATACGACCAAGGCAGAGCATGTTCGTGGATCAACAGATAGCCAGCGAGACCTACATCAACCTGGCCAATCAACAGCTGGGCGAGATACTGTTGGTGCTGGATGTGAATCGCAGCACTTGGGTGGATTACCTCTATGCGGCAGAGCCATCGCCGCCAGCTGATTACACGGTTGGAACCATCAGTAGCATGCAGGCCCTGGGCAATACCATACCAGATGGCAGCACAATACTGGTGCTGGGAGGCGCTGACACAGCCAATCTCTGGGTATTGTACACCTACAGTTGGAATGGCGGATCTAATCAATTCACTAGGACGCAGGTCCAGGCCTATAACACGCCAAACTATTGGACCTATGTGGATTGGTATGAGACCAGCCTTGGCATCACTGCTAACACGATTCCCAATTACACAGTGTCCGATCTCACAGGTCGTGACCAATTCGCAGGCATAGATGGTATCATCATCAAGGTCAGCAACACTGGCAATGGCAGCTGGGGACTGTATAAATGGTATCTCAGCGCATGGATCACCGTTGGCTATCAGAATGGCACCATACAGATACTATCCAGCATCTATGATGGCAGTGGTAACACCATGCAGTTTGGCACCACCCCGTTTGACAGCGTGACCTTCGACATCTATCCATGGCAGGAATTTGGTTATATCATAGACGGTTTGGTGAATGTGATCCTACCCAGCAATCAGGGAGAGACCTACAACATAACCATAGCCTCGGTTGCACAGTCTGCCTATCTCAACACGCTATGGTTCGCCATGGTCAACTATGCATTGGTTGAACAGAAATTCGTGGATTGGGCATTCAAGACCAGCTACATCACGCTGCACGGATTCAATGTGCCGTTGAGCACCAGTCAGCTCTATGCCCCCGACTATCAAGACAGCATCATAGCATACATCAACGAAGTCAAACCCTATCACGTGAAGATACGTGAATTCGTGAGTGGTCGCTCATGGTTTGATAACGCTGCGGTCAGCAGCACTGATTTCGATAATCCTGCCAACGTGAATGTGATGAGCAACACTGCCTACAGCAATGCTGCTTGGCAAGCCAATTATCAGACCAATCCAGAATTGATCAGGACCCTGAAGCTGCAGCTTCTTTTTGATAGAGTGGCATCGATATCCACTGGTTGGACCAGCTACGGCTGGCAGGATACGGGTTGGCAATTGGAGACTGGCAGTTATGAACCAGTGTCCTATGGTGCTTTCACCAGGATAGCCAAATACTATGCTCCTGGACCAGACATGATACGACCAGATGATCCGGATCTGATACCAGGCAGTGACTATCGCGGCATCATAGTGGACGGCGTGGGATTCACCTATCGTCCAGGTTGGAGCTACAGTCCCTGGGACAATCCCACTGGGTGGAATGCCGATCAGCAGTCATTTGACGATTATCTGGACATAATGATATCAGGCGGTGTCGTGCCAGTCTATGACCAATATTATGGCACGGGTACCACGACCATCTACAAGCTCAGCAGAGTGCCTCAGAGTCCAAGCAGCTTGGTGGTATGGAGTGACAATCTGCTGCGAGATTACGGCGTGGATTTCGTGGTTCCCAGTTTCGTGACAGCTGCCATGGTCAGCTCTGGTGGATCTGGATACGCCGTGGGTGATCTGTTGCAGTTGTCAGCAGGTCCTGCCGTAGAATCAACCAAATTCACCGTGGAATCGGTCGATGACGATGGTGCCATAGTGTCACTGACACTCACCAACCGTGGTTACTATGACGTTTGGCCAGCGGGTCCGATAGAGCTAGAGTATCAACCCTATGCAGTCGGCAGCGGTATCGGTGCAGTGGTCATGCCAACCTGGGGCGGGGACACACTGATATTCGCACAGCCACCGCTGAGTAATGCCGCACCTAACA